CGATAGTAAGTAGGTCAACTAATAAGAATGTAATCTTCAAATAAGGAAGAAAAAAGGGGTTTTAACCATGACAAAAAAAACTGTATCAACCGAAGTTCTAGCAAACGATTTGGAATATCTTAAAAAAGGTATTGATGAGATTAGAGAAGAACTTAAATGTATTAGAAATGAAAAAGTAAGTCGTGAGAGATTTGACCTAGTTAATGCAGAACAAAACAAGCGAATTAGTAATGTAGAAAAGCTAGTTCTAGGTGCTGGCGGACTTACAACTGACGAACATAATAAGCTAATGGGATTAAAAAATGCATCATTAGTTCTTGATGATGGAACGGTGATATAAAATAAACTATTATGGATAGGGTATAATTAAAGTATATAGCAATTATAGCTTAGCCTCGTAAGGGGCTAGGCTTTTTTTATATCCATGCGTCTAACATTTAATGATATACGGTCTCAGTTCCTTCGTAACATAGGAAAATCAGGTTTATCCACAACATCACCAGAGGGAACGGTTATACTTGCAGACTTTACATCAAATTTACGCATGAGATATCAACAGATATACTCACACCTTCAGAATTACACAACTCAAGTAGGTAAAACAGCATCAACCGTAGCATCACAGCAATACTATCACTATCCAGTTGGTATAAGTAAGATTGATGACGTAGTGATTACCATAGGATCAGTGCAGTACCCATTAAAGGTGATTAACTCACAACACTCATGGGACGTAAAAAACGCTATTACTATTCAACCAAGTGCAATACCTGAGTATATATTTCCTAGACGTGATGACTTTGGTATATGGCCCATTCCACAGGCAGCATACACAATAACTTTTTACTCTTATATTAGAGATAGAAGTTTATCAGTTGAGGACTACTCAACAGGATCAGTAAGCCTAACAAATGGAAGCACAACGGTAACTGGATCAGGCACTACATTTACAGCAGGTATGGTAGGCAGGTGGTTTGAGGTAACCGATACTAACTCAGCAGACTACGGATATTGGTACAGAATTGCAGGATACACAAATGCAACCACTATTACACTTGAAAACTCATGGCAGGGCACTACAGCTTCAGGGCTTACATACCGTATAGGTCAGACACCAGAGATACCAGAGGAAGGGCATATTCTACTTCCTGATGGTGTAACAGCAGACTACTATGCAGGCATACGAGTTGATATGGAGAAGTCTACAGCTTGGGAGAACAAGTTTTGGACAGGGCAAATGAATAATAGTCAAAGAAAAATAGGTGATGACAATATAAAGGCGGGCCTTATAGGTCTGGTAAACAAATACTCAGATCGTGATGAGAGCGCATTAGTATTAAGACAGCCACCTGTATTCCCACCAAACTATAAAGTATTTGCTCAAACAATAAGCTAAACCATGTCTAAAAAAATAAAACCTCATGCACGATGGATAGGTGGAATTTCAGATTTTAAGAAAGAATTTCTCCAACAGGATGGATATTACTTTGGTCGTAATCTTAACCATAGAAGCGATCCTAGGTCAATTAAACTTAACCATAGATCAATCAAAGAGTCAGGTTCTGTAGTTCAAGACCTTATAAAGTGGTCACAGATAACTCCATGTGGTGAGGTTATATTCTACGGAGACAAGGGTAACATATACAAAAAAGATACAAGCGGAGTATATACACTTCTTCGTACCATACCAGAAAGTGCTGGAAATGGAATGAGTTACTTTGGAGAGGATGGATTTATATACTTTACAGCAAACAAAACAATAGGACGCTACGGGCCAGTATGTTCTACTAATCCTCAGTTTGTAGATGACTTCTTTGGATCACAAGGTGGTGTACCACTTAATACTAACAGTTTATGGCTTGATCGTGCATCTTCACAGTATGCATCAAGGGCTGATACAGCATCATTATCCGTAACTGGTGATCTTACTCTTGAGGCACACATAAAACCATTATCACTTCCAGAGTCGGGTGAAAGTCATGTCATAGCCTCAAAATGGAATGAGAATGGTAACTTACGTTCATATAAGTTTGATATAACAACAGAGAGTAATTATTTTGGTGACGGTAGCGATGGAGCTTTGACCATAAGTACCAACACAACAGATGCACCTATTGACTCAGCTTGTAGCGGAACAATAAATACCACATCACTTACTGCAACTAATACCTCATTTGCTGTAGGTCAGGTTGTACTTATTATTCAGATGTACGATGCTGCAGGAACACCAGCTGGAACGTGGCAAAGGAATAAGATAACAGGATATACCGCAGGTACTATTACACTGGATCAGCCTCTTAATGCTACTTATGGGCCAACAGCACAGGTTATTGTAATGAAGCAGTACACAGATGTAACCGTAAACTCAGGAGTTACTTGGACGTGTAAGGCATGGAATGGAACGGTAGGAGGCATACTTACTTTCCTTGCTAATGGTACAGTAACCGTAAGTGGTACTATAAATGCTACGGGTAAAGGATTTCGTGGTGGTAGTTCAACTACGAATGCAGGTAGTACAAATTATCAAGGAGAAGGTACATCTGGGTTAGGATCTATTTCTCACTCTTCTAATGGTAGCGGTGGAGGAGGAGGACTAATTGAAACATCTCTTAACGGTATTTCATCAACAGGAGGCGGAGGTGGAAATGTATCAGTGGGTACTAATGGATACTCATGGCAGAATGGAAGCTCTGGTTATTCATTAGGATATAGAAGTGACTCAGGAGCAGGCGGATCTGTTTCTAGCAGTAATGATTTAACAACAATGACACCAGGCGGAGGAGGAGGAGGAGGAGGATACATGGGACCAAATGGTCTAGTTCCTTATCCTAAAGGTGGAAACGGTGGTGGTATAGTTTTTATATCGGGAACAACACTAACAGTGTCTGGTTCAATAACATCAGCTGGATCAGCAGGTGATTTCTTTAGAAATGGAATGGCTGCAGGAAACGGTGGTGGAGGATCAATACTACTTAAATGTCAAACTGCAACATTGGGTTCTAGCTTAATAAACGCAGGCACAGCAGGTGGTGTTGTTCTTAATTATTACACCTCTTACACAGGTACCACATCACCAACACTCAACGCTATACAAGACTCCTCACTTGGCGCAGCAGATGGATACATACTTCGTCTACAATTATCATCAAATGGAACAGCAGTAACATCGTTTAGTAAGTCATTTACACCTGTACTTGATACATGGCAACATGTAGCTGTAACATTTGACAGTGCAACCACAGGAGATGCTACCAAGTGTCAAACTGAGTTCTTTTATAACGCAGTATCACTTGGATCATCACAAAGCTCTACATTAACTATAAACGATAATGCGTCAGAGTTCTTTGTAGGAGCTAATAAAGATGATGCGGGATCCGCTGAGAACTTTTATGACGGATATATAGATGAGGTTAGGGTATGGAGTACAACAAAGACAGCTGAGGAACTTGCACAGGGACTAAACCAGCAAATACTCACAACACTTCCCTATATGAAGGGGTACTGGAAGTTTAACGGAGACTATACAGATGCTACAGGCAACTCAAATACTCTAACTGGGACTAACACACCAGTATTTGTAACAGATGTTCCATTCCCATCACCTACAACAAGACTTGATATTGACCAGAGTGCTACTACAACTGGTGACACTTATACGCTTACTACCTCAATAAATGAGTCATCTGCGTATAGAAAAACATTTACACCAGAGAAAGATCCACAGAGGTCTATATCAGTTCTTGTTGCATCAGTTGGTACAGGTGACTGGACACTTACTGTCCACGATCAGTACAACAACGAGGTAGCAAGTAAAACAGTGGCTAATGGAAGTATGGCAGTTGGGTACTATGAGTTTATATTTGATACTCCCTGGAGGCCACTACTTAACGCAGACTATCACTTCCACTTAACATCAACAGTAAATGACGGCACTGTAACAACAACTAACAATAATGATCTTGAGACGGTATCGTATCGTACATACTATCAGTTCTTAGTTGAGGATACATCATGGCATCCAGTTGCTCCTTTCCTTCAATTCCTTGTATTTGGTAATGAACGGTACATAGGAACGTATGAGGCTACATTATATGAACCTAACGCTATCACACTTCCAGCTGGATATAGAGTGAGATGCTTTGGATACTATAAAGAATACTTAGCTATAGGAACCACTAAAGGATCATCACTTACTGAACAGGATGCAGGGCGAATATACTTCTGGGATGGAATAGCAACAACGTACAACTTTTATGTAGATGTACCAGAGGGTGGTATAAACGCCCTTCTTGGATCTAAGGGTAAACTATTTGTATGGGCAGGGTATCAGGGAGATATACTTGTTTATCAGGGAGGCGATAGTGCAGAACAGATTAAAAGAATACCTAAGATTACAACTGACAAGTATACCGAAACATATCCTGGTGCAGTATCAATGTGGAGAATGCTTGTGAGATACGGAGTTAGTGACTCTGACAGCAGTGAGATAGATAGATCAATCTATACATACGGTTCACAGAACCTGCGTTATCCAGACAGCTTATCAAATGACTTTGTTATATCAACAGGTCGGTATGGAAGCACTGTTAAGATAGGTATGATAACAGTGTTTAATAAAAGACTTCTGATAGGATGGCAGGACAACGTATCTTACGGAGTAGACTATGTAGATGAGACTAATAACTCATACACTACAGGGACTGTAGAGCATATGATGGATGATGATGGTGCTGTTTACCACGAGAAAGAAGCTATGCAACTTGTCATAAACTTCCTTCCTCTTGTATCAGGACAAACAATAACTCCTAAGTATAAGATCAACCGAGAGAGTGCATGGCAGTACGGAGAAACTGTATCTACAGAAGGTGAGACAGTATCACGAACAGTTGTAGCTATAGGAGACTCACGATACCACGAGATTGAGTACGGAGTTGATCTTGGAACATCTATTAGTAGTTCTCCAACCATAACTGGTGTTACACTAGAGAAGGACTACCACGAGGGAGAGGAGAGAATAGGCTAACATGGAAGATATACTAAAGGAGATTGAAACACTGAAAAAAGAAGTAAAGGTTCTTAAACAGAAGCGTATCTTTCAGCAAGATATAGTTCCACAATCAGTGAAGGGTAGACATATAGGAGAGGGCCCCTGGCTTGTTAGAAGTGGACTTGATGCTAATAAGCCGTCAGTGCCACCAACAGGTACAGATTCATCTGCTATATACTTTGCAACCGATACCGACAAGTTATATATTTGGAATGGGTCAGCATGGGTAAGTGCTACCCTTTCATAAGGTATAATTAAAGTATGGCAGACATTGACGGAACAGTAAACAAATGGATGGGCCCAGTTACCTCTTTTGCAGCTGGAGTACCTTCTAAAAGACAATC